CTGCACGTTCTGGAATGCGTAGAGGCCAGTAGCTTCCGCAGGGTTACCAATGACCGCACTGTCCAAGTTCGCACTGTAGGCGGGATCGGACGGAATGCCGTTTGCCGCTCCGATGAACGGCTTGCGGCCGAACAGCGAAGGCTGACGTACTTCATAGCTGGTGGCGTTCACGTCATAGTTCAGGAACGCAGGGCGAGGTTCCCAGTTAACGTACGTGCTACCATTGTTGCCACCAATCGAGCTATCTGGATTGATCACATTACCAATGTAGCGCGTGGCGCTCTTATCGAATGAAACATCGGTAACCCGCTCAATAACCGCGTTGGTATTGTCGCGGACGATGATGTTGTACCGTCCTGCGCTATCACCAATGCCGGTGTATTGCTCAAGAGCGATCGTGTAGCCATCGATCCAGGTACCAGCGGAAGGAGCCACCAACCAACCGACAATCTTGCCGAAGTAAGCCGAGTCGTCGGCGCATTGGTCACTGCCAGCCGACAGTTCGCAGCTCAGAGGTACTGTGCTGCTGACGTTACCGGTGTCAGGCAGCGTTGGCCGCACGTCAAAGAAGCCGCGATAACCGACGGAGTAGGGGAAAATCCCGACTTCTTCGGCAAACCGCAGAGTCTTGATGTTGGTGTAGTTAGCCACCAGACGCAACGTGCTGAGCTGATAGTCAGAGCTCGTGGTAATCGCCAAGTGGCTCGCACCACCAGGCAGAGTGACCGCAAAGGAGTCGAAGTAAGTCACGCCAGCTGCAGTGCCAGCCAAGTCAAGAGCGGCAGCGATATCTGTCGCGGTCTGATCAATACCGTTAGGCAGCGAAGCCTCAATGGTCTTGGTCGAGCCGCTGCTGATCACTTCGATCTTGACGCGGTTGTTCTGGCTAGTAATGTCGTACGGCGAGCTGGTGGTGGCCAGCAAGTGAGCACGTGGGATGTCAAACGCGTATTGCGCTTGGCCAACCTCCAATGCCCACGCCGCAGTTCCGGCGATCTGGATGCGCTCGCCGACTGTCTTCGTCTTCAACTGAGGCGTCGAGACGTTCTCACCATTGACGTTCACCAAAGAAGCTGCGCACTCGTAGTCTTCGGATGCGATGAGCGCATTGATCGCGCTCACGAGATTGCTGATGCTGGTGTAGCTCGCGGCAGACATCGTGTAGCTGGTCGCCACGCCACCTTCTACGCTGACCGAAAAGCTGCGGTTGTCTGGACGCACTTTGAAGCTAAAACTGTCATTGGCCTCTAGCACACCAGACGAGACGTTGACCCTGACGCTTACGCCGTTTCCGACGCTAAGATATTCGCTGATGCCGTCGGCGTTGCCGTCGTCAAGGTAACCTTCATTGGTGATCACACCATCGCTGTTGCGGTAAATCGCATATCCAGCACCGGCAACGCTCTGTGCGTCGCTGCCAGCCGGAGCACTGGTGATGACCATCAAGAAGCTGTCATCGATGGCACCGGTGTAACTGCCAGTGGCATTGAGCGTGGCAGTGGTCGGGCCGTCTGTTGTACTTACTGAGGCGTCGTTGTAATTAATATCGAAGATTGAGCTGCTGTGGAAAGTGACAGGCTCATCTGTGGACGGAATTCGCAGATTCAGACGGCCATAATCGATACCACTGAACAGAGGAATCCGGCCCCAACCCACACCGCGATTACCACTCGTGTCGATTGCAACTTCCTGCAGAGCAGTATCAAGACCTTCACGGTTCTCGATACCAACTCTGGTGACATAGCAGTTATTGCCTTCCTCGAGGTAACCGAGTACTGAGTACATCAGATAACTGTCGGAGAAGGGTTCACCAAAACTGTCTATCGCCTGTTGTGCAGAGGAGATCAGCGTTGGAACATTCAACGGTCCCTTCTTCGCTGTCCCCACAAAGGCGGGACGGAGAGGCCCAACGGCTGCCGGCAGCGCGCTTAGGTCGATTTCACGAGGGTAAACACCGGGGCTGAGATATACTGCCATGTGAGTCTCTCCGTCGAATTAAGATATATTTGACCTTACTTTTCGCTATCGTATAACACCCTCAACATCTGACGACGTTGCAGGTTCTCGACTTGTTCTTGCAGCACGTGGCTCTTAGGCAGAGAAACCACTTGACCAGGTGCAATGGCTACTTGCTGCTCAGTCGAATAGAATTCGCCACCAGGTGGCCGCAACTGAAGCCTGATTAGCTGGCTGCTGGTGTTATAAATCTTGATCGTATTAGCCATATCATCCCTCCAAGGATATGTTTTATCAAAAAAACTTCTCTAACGGCACGACGCTGTGACTGCCGAGTTTGAGCCCGAAGTCATTACCAGCATTGCTATCTATTTTATCCATCCTAATGATATTGCCAGGCACTTCTCGAAGTGACGTAACGACACCACGCACTGTCGGCACAATGCGCTCTGGCAAAGGCAACCAAGCCTCAGCATCAAAATTCAGTTCATACTTTACGTTAGCATGGGTGTCATGGCTCACTTCCTTGTCTGAAGTATCAGACATGCCTTTATAACGAAGATAAACACTTCCACGCAGGTGGCCATCGAACATCCTGTATTCGACAAGCGGATTGAATCGCGTTAAGACTTGATACATGATGTGCTCAATGTCTCGCTTGCGTTCTGTCCAAATAGTCATCTCGTAAGAAACGAGATAAGGGACTGGTCTAAACACTTGTGCGGCCAATGACTTTTCAGTGTTCAAGTGTCTATATGTCATCGGAAAGTAAGTCGGACTGTACTTTTCTGGCATATACTCGTGGCTAGTGCGGCTTATCGATGCGACGGGAAGTCTTGCGCGGCCCTCTCGCAGGTCATCAGACCAAACCAAGATACTCTTATCACCGCCGGCAATCTTCACGCGCAGCAACCTGTAACTGTCCTTTGTAGGGACTCGAATACCAGTCCAATAATGCTTGACAGATTCATCGAGTGCCCTAAACGCCGAAGTACTAAACTCCTGCACATATTGGGTGCGAGCTGAAGCATCCGATCCGTCCATAAACACACGACCACCCTCACTATGGGCAGTCTGATACATAGAAGGATCTGATGGCAAGCCGACTGGAATATTTGGAAGCGGCTCTGGCCTGACTGTGAAGTCTGCGTCGAAATTGTGAATAGGCATCACAGCCTCCTTACTTCAGACGCTTGATCACATTCTCTTTTTTTGTCACTTCATCGAAAGCGACCTTCGCAGCTTCAAACTCGACCTGGGGCGTCACTACAGCAGGATCGTAATTCTTCTCATACGCCATCGTCTCCTGCGTCGAGTGTGGTAAATTGGTATCATCCACATCGCGCAATGACCACTGGGTGCTCTTGTTATCATCATATGGTAATTCTTCAAATGCCTTTTCAATCTCATCGTGTATACTGTTGATGATTGTGCGCCTTTTAAGCATCACAACAATCTTGATCTGCTCAGCAAGATTTTCAGTGGCTTTCATAGAACGTGCCCCTTTCCTCGTCATCTTGCTGCACGTCTTGTGTCGGCTTGACAGTAATATCTTGCGTGATGGACTCAACTGTACATGTGAAGTACAGCCAGCTATACTTGAAGTTACCAGATGGCGTGGCGTTGACAATTCGATAAGTGGACGGCGACAATTGCTTGTTAAGCGCGTTGTATGGCAATATCAAAACGTCACCTGGACGCAGCATTCGATCTTTGAATTTTTCATAAACCTGACGGTGGCTAAACACAACGTCAGTCTTGTTTAAAGTCTCTACGCCCCATTCTTTCAGCTCAGCTTGAATTGCGTCTGGTTTGAAGAATGCCTTCATCGGCACCATGTTCCAGTATGTTGGGTCTGGATCTTCATCCCAAATCGCATCGAAGTCGGCGTTGTCTGTGCGGATGTAAACCTTCACTTCTGCGCCGCTCACATTGACCATCTCATCAGCCAGGCCTCTGGCCGTCTTTATTTCTGGATTGTCTGGATTATAAATGGACAACGACGAGCTTTCCCGCTCAACGTCATTCTGATATGACTCTATCATGCTGTCGAAGACGTTTGCTGGAACATCCCCGACACGCTCTCCGATCGGATACATGTTCATTATGCGGCTCCCCAAGGAGGGGCTGGTGGCAGAACGCCAGCATTTGTTGGGAATGATCCTTCTTCAATATAATTCGCACTCGGTTTAGTGTAATCGACGAAGTCGGGGGAAGGACACAATCCCATGCCGATTACATTGCACCTATCGAATTCTTCTGTGACAGGCACTTCGTCAACAGCAAGGCTACGCAATACTTCGTACCAATCAATTTGCTGTGGGCATGGACACTGCGGCGTCACACTGGGCAGCACGAACCATCTCTGCCTATATCCACCACGATTAAAATTATTCGCGAACTTGACGTATGAGCCTGGGATTGCAGCAAGTGCTGCATTCAAAGGAACTAGAGCATTCTTGCATCGGCCACTTTTCTTAAGATATGCGCTTAACGTGCGAGAACTCATTGCCGACGTAGGTTCGCAGCCGGGCACAAGAATCTTGTTACCCGGCTTAACCTCTAACTGGAGACTAACGTTGACATCGGCCATTCCGTCATCAAGCGTTATTGACGAACTTGAGTGGCGTCGAGATAGTAACAGCAAATGTGCCGTTAGTGCTCGTAACATCACCACCAAAGTCGACATAGCCGACCAATTCGTCAGCGGACGACAATCCGCCTCTCGATTTATAAATCACACCAGCCCTAGCGGTGATGGTGGCACTAGTCCAAGATGTGACTGAAAAGCTGATCTCAACATCGTTGTTGGTGTTATCTGTCGCTGCGACAGTCACACTGCAAGCATTGCCGCCAGCTGTGTAGCCGGTGCCAGAGACTTCGTTCGTGACTTCGTTTCGCTTCGCGTGTGACTTTGAAGCAGAATAGCTGCTGGTGACCAGCATCATCTTAAAAGTGTCTGTATCGAAATCAACGCTGCCGACGACCACGTCGCGCATCATACTGTTGTATACAAGGCTAGCCATGGCTTGTCTCCTAGGGACTAAATTAAATTTGCGATGATCTTAACCGATTCGGCGCGGCTTATAAAACCATTACAGACGGACGAACGTTAGTACAACCAGAACCCCATTGGTTCACCCAACTGTATGGCCTTTTCGATAATTTCTTTTTTGGCTTCCTCACCTTCACTGACCAAATCTGAACCGTCATAGTTGATGGACCCACCATCTGGTGTTGGTAAGCCTGTAATCTTTCGTCTTGCACTGCCAAGAGCGATTCTCGCTTCTGCCAACATCAAGTCGTAAGTTAATTGTCTGGCCTGTGGGCTGCGGAAATGATTAATCACTGGCAAGTATAGCACAACCACAGGAAATGCACCCTTTGGGGTTGGGTATAATCTGATTAGTTGATCCTTCGCTGAAAGCGAGTCGCCGTCGCCTGTGCCTTCGACTTCGTTTATGACTTCCCAATGACCTTCGGTGCCTAATACTTTTTGCGAGAATTTCCTGTAAGATTGCAGTAAATGATAATCCGTTAATATGTTCTGAATTCCGGAAATGTTGCCGATATTGAATAGAAAGCTCTCAGCACCAAAAACGTCATCAATGCGAGTCGTGACGGGGTCCCATTGCACCTGTTGCACCCAATATGCGTCCGCCGGCAGAGGATAAGTGCTCTGCAGCGGGTTCGTGTAAAACACCGCCAACCGCTGTTCACGCGGAAAGTAGCCTGCTATGAAGTCACCAGCCACTCTGTAAATGGTTTCCCACTGGTCCTCAGCGAGTTCGACCATCACATGTGGATAGCCTAGCTTGCTGAGGACATATTTCTTCATCGGCTCCGATCGGACCTTCAATATAGAAGGTAGGTCTACCGGTGAGATAATAGCCATTAGACCACCACCAGAGGGAAGTGATATCCACGATCGCCATAAACGACGCCGGAATAATCAATTCGAAAAACTTTGGCATTAAGATTTGCTGGCAAGCTCGTACTCAATGCTGTTTCTATGGCTGACTTTAGAGCGTAAACGTCATTGTCTACCCAATTGTTTGGTTTGTTTTCCGCAGCACTCGCGACGCGCCCCTGATATGTCTCACCGCCGCTGATGCGCTGGACTACTACATGTGGCTGCTGGTTTGTCGCGCTACTATTATCGTAGAAGCCGGTGATCATAAACTGGGCTGGCGTTTCGCCTATTTGCGGCTTTACGGCTAGACCTTTGACGAGTCCGCTATTTCCGATCTTTCCGCCATTGCTGGTATTGAAATGCTGGCCGCCACCTGCGTCCGCCAGGTTCAAATCTGTGATGGTTACGAGTTCTTCATAGAGTAGATGAGACCACTTTTGCATGCTTCTGATATATTCGAATCTCTTGCCAGGTGTTTCTGGCGTGACTCGGATGTGTACTGTGAAAGGTATCCAGCGCATGTTGAGTCCCTCGTTTTAATAACTTTGACCTGCGATGGTGACCAATATATATGGTAGGGGGGAGGTCATGACGACCTCCCCCCAATGCCGATTGATTACTACTCGATTACAGATCTGCGGTCAGATCGCGAGCTTCTTGATGCAAGTCAGTGTCAAGTCCAGCGGCGGTGTTCGTGAGGAACTTGTCGCCACCAATCTGGAACGCGAAATCAACATCAGCGATGTTGGTCTGAGCGTTAGCCAGACTTACTTGGGCCTTGAGACCCACAACAATCGGGAAGCCACGAGTGGCACCGTAACGGGCCTCTCCCATATAGGAAGAGAAATCATTCACGCTAGTGTCACGGGCTTTGACTTCGACCAGAATCTCTTGAGCAGGCACACTCACGACGAGGGGCCGCAGTCTCTTGATTAGAGCTGCGACAGACTCGTGCCGGTGTGCTTGTCTATACGACCTGATCGTACGAAACACCTGAATATCGGTGTTGGCCGGTTGAGCCGACATCGCACAACTCCTTTACTGAAAGAGCCACGGGTAAATCCCAAACTAGATTTGCACGGATAGAACGAAGCTGACTAAATTATAAGCGAATTGATAACATTATCTGCACAGCTCGCCGTCGATATATGTCTCAACAATGCCGTCACTTCCAAGAACCGTGAAATCCGCCTTAAAACCCACCTTAATTTTTCCTACATTATCCCTGCCGAGATATTCGTTTGGCAAATAACTCGACGCATTAGCAATGTCTTTTAACGACACCCCTAGTTGAATCAATTTCCTAACATAATTAGGATATTCAGCCAGGCCTTCGACATCAGATAACATCGTGAAAATGCTTGTGTTCATCACAAAAGCATTCTTTAAGAAAGTCACCCTAATCGCCTCGTCGCGCAATGCCGGCTTGGTCTGGTCATCAAGCTTGTCTATATTGTCGACCAGGTGGCGTAAGCAAATCAACGGATAAAACACAAACCCTTTCTGGAATGAGCCATATATCTTTTTCAAGCTGCTATAAGCAGATATTAAGATAGCAGCCTTGACCCAATACTTCTCGCACACAGTCAACACTAAATCAAGCCCCTCAGCTTCACAAATAGCAGGATGCCTACTAGAATTAGAAACATTCGTCATATATCGATCAAGAGAACTTTGTAATTCTGGCAAGAAAGTGCAATGAACACCATGGCTATTCGTAAAAGCTTCAAACAGCTTAATGGCATCCGATACGCAATAATCAGTATAATTTCTGGCAAGTTCAGCAATATATTGCTTGCCCTTAGCTTCTCTCAACCGCGCAGTTGTGCCTATGTTTTTCAATTTACCGGACGGAACTAGACGGACATGTGTAAAACCGTGTTTTTGGTATTTCTTTTCATCGACTTTATGCTCTTGACTGAACACCAGAGGGTCTACGAATCCTGGAAAAATTATAAATGACTTCGGGTCATATCTATGAGCTTTGAATGGCGAACTGGCAGACTGGGTCACTTTCGTGATTAACCCATTCTTATGCTCGATGATTCCAGTGAGAACATCGGTGCCATCTGCGAATTTACCAAATAATCGGCCCATCAATTGATCCTTCGATTTGCTGCTTCTAGCAGACTCTGCTCTTCAAACCCTAATACCTTAAAGAGGCCAGCCAATCTATGGTGGTAAGTGTGCCCAAGGCTAAGCAGCTCGCGCTTCAACACTTGCACCAATGACACGCGTTCACCATCGTTTTTAACATAATGTGATACTAGATCCGAAAAGTGAATAGGCGAATCGGCAAATGGAATGCTCGGCAGATAACGATTGATGCCTTTGGCTGCATCGTGGATCGGCAAGCAGCCAGCCAATAGAGTCTTCCAGACTCTCTCTGGCAAATCAATCCCGTGGGTGTGTGTATGATATTCAGATATACAAGGTGCAACTTTGGCTGTGTTAAAAAAGGCATTGACTGCAGCGTCATCTAATTGCTTTGCGTTCACCCAAGAAGGCCAATCTCCCCAGCCAGCTAAGACGTACTGATTTTGTTTGAGAACTGGAAACAAATACGAATCGATAGTCTTAGCTTTATATCCCCAGCGGCCTCCAACGTACACAACATCATTATCTCTGTCTACCCCATTCATGTCGTAATATGAACAGAGATCGCCGGCAGTGGCCATCGGCACAAAAGGCACACCCATCCGAAGCTGGTAGTAAGACCACATTTCGGAATCTGTGTCGTGAGCATACCCGAAGACAGCGTCTGGATTTTGTCTTCTGACCCAATCGATCGAGTCTTTTGATTCCATTATGCCAGGTATGTCGATAGGCCCAAACGGGTTGACATGAATAGCAACTTTTGTCTGTCTTGTTTGAGGAATCGGCTGTCTATGACCACTGCATCCGATATAAAGATCTGGAGCGAATGCTTGCCAATCAGATTGGTTACCTGACCAACGCTCTGCCCTGTGGCCAGCGTCGCGTAACGCATTCAGCCAACTATCAGTGATGTAACCAAAAGCACCTCCAGGCCTATGGCAAATCAAGACGTTCATGTATTATATTTCTCAGTTTGAGGTAGCAAACGTTTAATTCTCTCTGCCATTGGTAAAGTGCAAAGAGTCCTCTCCAATGCTCTATTTAAATCGTGGTGGTCGCCCCAATTCTCGGCTCTAGGATGCCATAAATGGAGGAACTTAAATGATCTAGTGTTTTCAAAACCCTCTAGGCTTGCAAGGCGCGCAAAGAAGTCACAATCTTCGCAACCATATCCATAAAAAGCTTCATTGTAACCACCAACAGACCAATACGCACTTTTGCTAGCTGCTAGAGAACCACCTTCGAAGTAGCCAACAATTCTATCGCAAGGCACAGTCGGAACTGATCCAAGTGCATTCACCTGATTTGTCCCTTCCTGATTAGCATACAGCACAGTCTGTCCGATGTGGCATGCAGGCCTGCTACTCAGCACATCCATTATGTGGGGTACGTATTCGCTGGTGACAAGAATGTCGGCATCGTGCAT